AAATTCCCCTTCCTCAATCATACCATCATATATTCTCTTACCGTTAATTAAATAAAAGTCAGAAAATTTCCCTTCCTCAATCGTACCATCATTATATTTTTTTTTACCTTCAATTAAATAACCGTCAGAAAATGTCCCTTCCTGAATCATACCATCATTATATTTTTTTTTACCTTCAATTAAAGAATTGTCAGAAAATTCTCCTTCCTCAATTGTACCATCATTATCTATTTTTTTACCTTTAATTAAACGATTTTTAGAAAAAGTACCAATCTCATTCATACCATTCTTATATATTACTTTACCATTACTTAAATAACCATCAGGAGAAAAATCTCCTTCTTCAATCATATTATTATATTTTCTTTCTCCTTTAATTAAACGACCATTAGAAAAAATGCCAGTCTCAATCATATCATTATCATAGATTACTTTACCATCAATTAAAGAACCATCAGAAAATTCTCCTTCCTGAATCATACCACCATTATCTATTTTTTTACCTTTAATTAAATAACCGTCAGAAAATGTTCCTTCTTCAATCTTACCATTATATTTTATTATACCATTACTTAAATAACCATCATGAGAAAATGTTCCTTCCTGAATTATACCATTATTATTTATTTTTTTACCCTTAGCTAAAAGATTTTCAATGAACTTACCTTCATGAGTTGTACCATCAATATATGTTACTTTACCTTCAATTAATTTATGATCTCGAAAAGTTCCCGTCAGAATTGTACTATCTGGTAAAATTCTTGTATCTCTCAATATTTGTGGTTTAATTGAAAAGCCAGTTGTCATAGTTGGTATTTCTTGCAATAATTTTTTAGGCTTTATTTCAAAAAATAGTTGTGAATTTTGTGAATTTTGTTTATTTGGATTCGAAGGTAAACTATCTATTGTCGTTCCATTAAATTTTTTTATATCTATATCATCTGTACTTACCACAGTATCATCAAGCTTGAATTCAGTTATTATCCATTGCTTTAATGTAGATATGTCATCTTCTTCCTCTTTTATAAATTCCATAGAAGTCTTAGTATCATCTAATGGTGATACTGTAAATGTTATAACACCCCCTTTCTGTTTTAATCTTAAATATTTATTCTTATATTTTAAATATTTTTTTTTATAAATATTTATATCTGAATTCATTATATAAGTGTATATATACTTATATATAAAATTTTATGTCTATAGGTTTTCCATATCTTCCTTCTGGATAATACTGTTTTGATTGCTTGGGTTAATATTTATTAACATATTTATTATGAAAAAATAAATTTGATGAATTAATTGTATTCTCTTTTTATTATATGGTCGCATTAAATTTAATGCCTCTGGAATTGTAAACCAACCAATTCCACCAATTTCTGTTGTTTGATAATTATTAACTATTGATAACTCACAATTTTCTTCTGAATTTGCTAAATAATATACATGTTTATAATTTTTATCATTTGTACCTATAAAATCTTCTTCCATCGGGTTTAATCTTTCTAAAATATGTATATTATTTATATCAATGTTTGTTTCTTCTATAAATTCACGTAATGCACAATTTAAATTACCTTCCATATTATTTTTTCTACCTTTTGGAAAACCCCATTCGGGTTCAGTATATTGTGTTATATTCATATCATCTAATAAATTATAATAGTTATGTTGTATTAATTCTGCAAATTTTAATTTTGACATATTATATTCTTTCATATATTTTTTACTCTTTGCAGTTTTTTCCCATAAATTAGACCATAATTCTTCAAAAGATTTCGATTTTATTTGATATAATTCATCTTTTGTCATATAAACAAATTTCTTTGTAACTGATTCCACATTAGTTTCCCATTTACCTCTAATAAACTCAATATAATTTAAACTATGTTTTCTTCTTACTAATAAAATTTTTATTTTATCATAAAAATTTGGAATCATAATAATATTATTAATATTCACATAATTGTATTCTTCAATATCTAAATATTTATTGTAGAAATAATTCTCAATATGTCTATTAGTTAATGTAAATAAAGAGCTTATTGTAAAACATATTATCCCATATGAAATAATAGGCTCATCGCAATATTTTATATGATGTCCCATTTTATTGCAATTAAGACATATGTTCTTTAAACTATTCATCTATTATATTTTTTATATTATTTTTTATATTATTTTTTAATCTAATTTTTCATCCATTATTATTACACTGGGTTTAATTAGCAAACTTTTAATTTCATCCTCAGAATCACTACTATCCTCTTTAGAATTAGGTTGTTCTAACTTTTCATCAAGTTTATATAATTTTTCTGAATCTTCTTTAATGGTTTCATTATCAGATGATTCACACTCTGTCATATCATCAGATGATTTACTATATGTCACATCATCATCTGTCACATCATCATCTGTCATATCATCATCATCTGTCACATCATCATCTGTATTATTATCCGATGTATTATTATCCGATGTATTATTATCCGATGTATTATTATCTGATGTATTATCATCCGATGTATTATTATCTGACATATCAATATATAGATGTGGTAAAAGTAAATATTTAGTAGGACCATTAACGATATTATTTAAATAATTTAATGTGGGTATTTGAATACTAGCTGTAAACCAGCTTACTGATTTTAATGCAACATTAAAGATAACATAAATATTAATTAGTTCAAAGAAAAAGAATAAAATATACATTAAAAGATTAAGTAAATATTTTTTTAAGTAATTATTTTGTAAGAATAGATAATGGAGACAGACTCTTTAAATCAAATGATTAAAAAAGCATATGATTATTATGATAATATGACAGTAAGTCATTACGAACTTATAAAATTAGATGATATAATGATATTAGAACGTGATAATGAAATTACTTTTAATATAAATAAGAAAACATATAATTATGAAATATTAGGGTATTTTGATAATATTAATTTGATTTGGATTTGGAGTTGGGTATTACCACAATTTAATTCAAATTTAACTAAAATTGCCCGTGAATTATTAAATTATGGATTAAAATTAGAACCAGAATCAAATATAAGTGAACATCTTTTTATTAAATCGCTGTTAGTTAATTCAAGAATTAGTATAGAAGATTCAATACAATTAGATACCAATCTTGCAATATATAGTTATTTATCCCCAAATAAATTTAAATTTATATATCCTTATAAAATTTATACAGATGAAAATAAAAAAAAATATATTACATTATTTTATCTAATTAAATAATATATACTATATTATATAATGTATAATACTATTTGTTTGCCATTATCGCATCTATTAATAATATTATGTATATTCATCGGTTTTAATACAATATATAATGAAAAACAAAAAAAAGAAAATCTTAGTAATGCACTACAAGTAGCACCACAAACAGTGGCACCACAAACAGTGGCACCACAAACAGTGGCACTACAAACAGTCGCATTAAACTCTAAAAATGATGATAGAGAACGTCGTAGTTTTTTAAATAATAGAGATAACGAAGTAGTATCAAATATATTTGTTGCACCAGAGAGAAGACAAGCAGAACATAATTATCCTTATGATTATATGAAGAATCAATTAAATATACCAACACGTGGTTATCCAGATAATTATCATTTACATGGACTTGTATTAAGAGATAATACAGAAACAGCTTATAAATTATTTGGAAGACAAAAATTTCCAGGTTCTAATCAATATGAATATTTTGTTCAAAGTGTAATGCATAATAATGATGTTAAAATTCCAATTAAAATAAATGGAGATAAAGAAATAGAAGATGGTATGCATATTATGATTCCAGGAACAAATAAAAATATAGGCGAATTTAAAGTTAAATTATATGATTATAATGCACCTCGTTATAATCCATATACATAGTATTTTCCTAGAAAATGTTGGTTTGCAGTAAACTGGGAATAATAAAAATAAAGTTTTTATTCTCCTAAAAAAATTGAAAACTATATATAAAAATATATAATTTACAATTATAATGTCATTAACTGATAAATTTCAAGTAATTGAATCATATTCTTTTGTTCATAATAAAATAGATAGTTATTTTGAAAATCTGATTTGTTCAGATATTAATATTTATCCACCATATTTTATTAATAGTACATTTTTATATACATACTATAATATAAAGATTGATGACTATGTTAAACAACATCTTATTAGTCGTAGAAATAACATTCGTTCATTATTGAAATCAAATAATTTTCATTTGAGTAATATGAATAGTTTTATTAAACACTTTTTAACAAAATTAGAATATATTAATAATCTTTTAAGAAGAGATAACAATATTATAATTCAAGAGAATATTAAATTATTATCAAATCTTATTATTTCAGATAGTATAATTATGCTTTTTATTGAAGATTTAGTAAATTTACTAGATAGAGACCAAATGACTAATATTCATCAGTTTATTAATACAATTAAAAGATTTAATAAATATGATAATGGTGAAATATATACAAAGGTTTTGACAAATTTTAGTAATAGTTTTACAAAACAGTTTCTTTGTATGGAACAAATACCTTTACCTTTAAATATTAAAATAATTCATGAATTATATAGTATTATTAAATATACAGCTAGTATTGAAGAATATTACAAGTTTTTACATAATGATATTAATATAATTAATATGACAAATTATGACTTGATAATTAGTAAATTTATTAATGTATTAAAAACTAATACTCCTTTTGAAATTAAATATACAATTGATAATATTAAATCATCTATTTATAAAATGAATATAAATATATTTAATAAGGAAAAGAATGCAATGGCAATTATTACAGAAGTAATTAATCTTATTATGAGATATGAAAAGACTAGTGAATATATTTTTGATATTATTGATATTATTAGTTTTATTGATAATATTTTAAATCCAGATAGAATCTCACAATTATTTAAAATCCATAGAAGTATTATTACAGAAAAGATTGCAACATTAATATGTACTGAAAGTATACTTGATACGATTCATTTTAAAATGGATGAATATATTCGTGAAGGTCATATTGATAATGTTATACAAATATTATCTTATTGTAGTACTATTAAAAATAAAGATGTATTTATTAATAAATATTATGAACAATGTAAAACTCGTATGATGCAATATATTAGTACTCTTAAAAATATTGATGAAATTATTGAGACTGAAAAAACTATTATTGAACTTCTTCAACAAAAATATGGAGATAAAGTAGTTTATAAAATTAAGAAAGTTGTAGATGATGCTAAATCATCATTTGATAATATGAATAATTTTAATATGTTGATTAAAAATAATATTATGACTGTTCTTACAACATCTTATAAAAATTGGGATATTAATCAATCAGAGGGTGTTATAACAACTAATATTCTTCAAAATATGGGAGATACTATTATGGCTAAAGCACTTCGTAATTATAAAAAATTTTATGATACTCGTTATGAAGAAAAGCGTACATTATTCTATTCACTTCATTTTGGTGAAGTAGATATTACTTATATGAATCAACAACTTGTTATGCTCCCAATCCAATTTTGTGTCTTGGAATTATATAATAATATAGATACTCTTGATATTACGCATATTAAATTAGCTCCATTTTTTATGAATTATAGTGATAAATTTCGTAATGATACGATCCACTCATTAATTTTAGGAGGTTTACTTAAAATAAATGGATGTAAAATTATCTTGGCTACTAGTGGACAATTTAAACAAAATTTAATTGAACTATTTTTTACAAATTCAGATTATGCTATGATTTGGCAAGAGAATAAGATCCAAGAATTAGCCTATAGTCGCGAAGAAATTATTATGGCAAATATTAATCATATTATCAAAATACATACAGTTTCTAAAGGAGACTTATATGATGAAATTAAAAAATCTATTATATTATTTGAAGTAACTACTGATATGTTTAATAAATCAATTCAATATATGATATTACATCGATATATTAAGATAGATAGTGATAATATTATTAAAGTTATTTGGTAATAATATATATTAATTTGCAGCAAGCTGAAAAATTGATCGCAGCAATTGATATAATTAATTCGCAAGCTCATTAATTATAAAAATTGATATTGTATTTATTTATATAGAATAGTTTAATTTATTAATGACCTCTATTATGATTAATAATACTCTTTTCTCACAGAATTTTATTCGTATGCATTACGATGAACAATTGGGAGATAATATTGAATTAGAACAAACTAATATATCTAAATATTATAAACATGCATATATTCTTGCAAAGAGAACAAATAAATCTATTCCGGTTGAGTTTTATAATTTATTAGTTTCTAAAGATATTTATGATACTAGTATATCAAATTTGCTTATTTATAAAGTATCTATTAAATTGTTAAAAAATCAAAAACATTTTATTGATTTCATCATTTTATCAAATGACCAACTAGTACCATTTAATATTTTTAATTATGAATTAGATAGTAAGAATATAGTTATTCCATTTTATACTATCGAATATACAAATTTATTAAAATATGTAGAACAATATGAAACAACAAATACTCTTGAGAATATTTATAAACTTAAGGTTTTGAATAACTATTTTAAATTTAATAAATCTGTCCTAACATTTCAAGAGACTTTTGTCTCTGCAGGTTCTAACAAATATCTTCAATCAATCATTGCTAATTTAGAAGAATCAAATCATTGGACATATCAATATAACTGTATGTTTAATATGAATAACTATTTTAAGGAACGTAAATTTTTCTATTCACCAAATAGAATTGAAGATAAGAGTATTGCAAATGTGCTTAAAAATAAGATTAAAGTTTCTATTAAATTGTTACAAAATAAGAAAGATTATGATTTTAAAGAATTAGAAAGGGAAACTATTGATATGAAAGAAGAATTTAAATCATATATTATGAATCCAAATAATGATTTTACTAATGATGATATTGTAAAACTATTTCATACTATGGATGATAAAGAAAAGTTTCTGTTATTTTCAAATCTTCTAATTAGCAAAAAATATTGTCATCTTGTTATTAATAATATAGGAATATTAGAAATGATGAAAAGTACTATTAAACAATTTGCATTATTATTTCGTTATCTATTTTCTTATGCATGGATTCGATTTTATATAGAAGAAGTGCTCAAAAGTAAAAATGTTAAAACATCAGACCAATTTATTTTTGATATTAATACAGCAGCACATTTACCAATTTTTCCATTTAATCATATGTACCCAAGAAATAATCCTTATATGCCTCTTTTAATTTCAGATAAAGAAGTGAAAAGTGATAATTTCTTTGGTATTGATATTAATGAAACTGTACATCAAGGATTGTGTAATTTTGATGAATTCCAAACACGTTTAAATATTTTTACTATGCGAGATGCAAAAAAGAATTTATTTCAAAATATTGATTTCAATAAATTGAATGCAGTTATAACAGGTTCAATTATGACTGCTTGTATTCAAAAGGAACATCCATTAACATCACGATTTATTGGTAATACTCTAGATGAAAAATATCTTCATTATTTTGATGAACATTATTGTAAATCAGATATTGATGTGATGTTTATGATTAAAAATGATTTCGATTTTTATGATAAAGTTATAGAGTTTTACAATCAAATAGTAGTTAATATTTGCTTGTTCAATGAATCTGATGTTAATACTAATGCAATTAGACTTGAATGTAATAAAACAATTTATGTATTTGTAACTGAAGATTTTATTAATAGTATTAAAGATGAGTCAATTACTCTTAAATATATTAAAGACAATATTGAAGAACCTAATATTAAAGAAATGTTTAAAAAATATTATCAACCATTAATTGATAAACATTATGATGAATTCTTTAAAGATTTCACATCCGAAGAGATTGTACATATTAAGACTAAATACAGTGAATTGTTTTCTATAAAGAATGATAAAATCTCAATTTATATTAACCATAAAAAACAAAGTAATATATTATTACATAAGGATATTGGTGTAGAAATTACTTTTAAATATAAAATTACATCACCCTATCTAAATCATATGTTTGAATTATTTCCAACAAAATTTGAAGACCCTTTTGCACTTGTAGCTAATTTTCATATGCCTTGTGTACGAGCTTATTACAATGGTACGAATGTATTTATGACACCCTCTTATATTTCATCACATATGACATTTATGAATATTGATTATCGATATGTTACAGGTAAAAAAGATCCGATGAATATTTTAAATCAATATCGAATGAAAGCGGGTATGGGAACTTATATCAATAATCTTGAGAAACAATATATTGAAACATATTGTAAAGAAGTTAAATTTTGGGATAAATTATATGATTCGAATGTATTGGATAAAATGAGTCTTAATCACAAATTATTTAAACCTCGGTTATATAATAGTACTGATTATAATGATTGTATTTATGTAGATACAATTAATCGGTATAATGAGTCTAAATTAAATTTAGTTAATAATAAGAACTATGATTTAACACAAGAGATTGTTAATCAATTTAATTGTCTTGTAATCACTGAAATTGATTATACACCATTAAAAGCAATTAATTATGATGGTATGATCATACCAGTTAAAAAATGGGTTATTGGAGCAACATGGGATATTTATGAAAATAACTATTATGTTTGTAGTAAAAAAAATCAAATTGAGAGCCAAGAAATTAAAGAAAAACAACTAATTTATAATAACCAAAATCAATCAAAAAGTGTTATCAATAACAGTAATAATCAAAACTACTTTAACGTATAATTACTAATATATATCTAATTATTTTATAAAATCTGTTAGCTGCTATTTTTATTAGAATAATTTAGACTTGCACAAATTACGGCTTTGCTGCATTTTCATAATGTTCCTAATAACTATAAAAATTGATAAATATATATAAAAATATATATAATATTATAATTAATGAATATTGATAATGATTCACGAAAAAATATTATTATTAAATTAAATACAGTTTTAAATGATAAAATTTCAAAAGAGGTTGAAAATAGTATTTATGAATTTAGTAAGGAGTATGCGGAAACTAACGAAACACCTTATTTAATTCAGTCAATTTATGATACAAAAAGTGATGAGATTGTATGTCAATTATTAAATAATGATAAAGGTAATAATTATATTGTTCAAGCAATTAAAAAAAAAAAAATTGATCCTGTAAAATTAGCATTTATGAAACCAGAAGAATTGAATCCTGATAAATATGAAAGTCTAATTAAAAAACGTGAGATGGAAGAATATAAAAAGAATAATAAAAAAGGTTCAAGTATATTTACTTGTGCAAAATGTAAGAAATCAAAGTGTGAAGTAAGTACAAAACAAACACGGGCTGGCGATGAACCTCCAACCACTTTTGTTACTTGTCTTGAATGTGGTCATAAATTTAAATTTAGTTAAAAATATTCAAATAGATTTATAATAAATCTATTTATAATAAATCTATTTATAATAAATCTATTTATAATAAATCTATTTAGAGTATAAATATCAATATTATTTTAATGTCTAATTCTAATAATATTTTACTTTTGGTTAAAAAACATCATGAAAAGCTTATTGCAAAATATATGAGTCGTATTAATCAATTGGAAGCTGAGAATAACTTGTTCAAATATAATAATATGGAAGCAAATAATAAATTGATTGCAATGACTAGTGAAAATGAGACCTTAAGAAATGAGTTTAATGTTACAATTGATTTATTAACAAAATATTTTGATTCATATGATGATAAACTATTACCTACATTTGAACCAAATAAATTAGTTTATTATAATATTGATAAACTAGATAATTCAACTATGTTGAATAATGAACCTTCTAATTTTGAATCTAAAGATTCAAAATCTATAATGCTACTTAACAATGAACCTGTGGAAAACCAAGATTTTTCCTCAGCTACTTTATTAGGAGAAAGCAAAGCTTTTCCTAATAATGAACAATCTAGAATGCTCGTGCCTATGCATGTTGTTAATGAACCTTCTCTGACTTTGTCAGATAAGCTAGATTATTCAACTATGTTGAATAATGAACCTATGGAAAACCAAGGTTTTTCTGCTACAAAGTTAGAGAAGTTAAATAAACTAAAATCAAAATTATCACCTTCTAATAAATATCTACAGCGACATCATTATAGACGTATTCCTTTAATAAGAAGAATGCAAAAATATAAAGCATCAAATTATAAAAGCTCATCTGATACAGATGAAGAAAATTCTCTAACAAAAAAACCCTTTCTAGAAGTTCAACCTTGTTTTTCTGCTACAAAGTCAAATAATGAACTAAAGATTGTATCATCTCCAGTTCCATCTCCTATTGAAAATACACCAATTAATGTTCTAAAGAAGATTTTAACAGATGATTTCTCAGCATCAAAGAACAATAAAGATGCACCATATAGTTTCAATAATATGAAACCATATATTTTCACTCTTGATAAAAACAATAAAAAATAATATAATATAAACATCCCTAATCAATCTAATATGAGGGTTTAATAATAGGTTAGGTACATGTTAGAATCTTGTAGCATAAACAATATTAGCACAAACAATATTATTTTATAATGAGCAAACTAGAGAACAAATATTTAATAAGTTGTTGATGAAACATGATAATTCTTTTATATATTAGTATTTCGAAATGTATTGATACATATCAATTAGTATAAAGTTCCAAATTACAAAAATTAGCTGTGGCAAGTTGTTTTATTTGTTAAATTGTGTTAAAACCAAAAAATTGATTTAAATAATATTTTACAAGTATTATTCAAGTTAACTAATGACAAAAATTCTAGTAATAGTCGAATCTCCTGGTAAAATTTCTAAGATTAGTATGTATCTTGGTAGTAATTATATTGTGAAAGCATCATTTGGTCACGTTCAAGATTTGGACAAAGAAACTCTATCTATTGATGTTGATAATAATTTTAAGCCATTATATAAAATCTCTCAGGATAAAATAAAAGTAGTAAAAGAACTAAGAGAATTAGTTAAAGAGTGTTCTGATATTATCATTGCATCAGACGGTGACCGTGAAGGAGAAGCAATTGCTTTTTCTCTAGCTAATGTACTTGGATTAAAAGAACCAAAACGGATTGTATTTAATGAGATTACAAAATCAGCTATAACCAAAGCAGTTCAAAATCCAACAACTATTAATTATAATATAGTTAATGCTCAACAAGCAAGACGTATATTAGATCGGTTAGTTGGATATATGATTAGTCCAGTATTATGGAAATATCTTATATTTAATGGTACGGCACAATCAGCAGGTCGTGTTCAATCAGTTGTTGTTCGGATTATTATTGATAAGGAAAATGAAATTAATAAATCTATTTCTGAACCCTATTACAAGACTGTAGTTGAATATGCTATGGCTGATAACCTAAAATTAAATGGCACATTAAAATATGAATTTAAAAATGAGGATGAAGCTAAAGAATATTTAGGGAAAATTACTAAGAAAACAATATTTAAAGTTATATCTGTTAAGAATAGTCTTTCTATTAGAAAACCATCTACTCCATTTATTACTTCTAGTTTACAACAAGAAGCATCAACTAAACTACATTTTAGTGTTAAAAAAACTATGGATGTTGCACAGAAATTATATGAAGGTGGTCATATTACTTATATGCGGTCTGATAGTCCTAATATGAGTAAAGATGCAATTGAACAAGCTAAAAAATATATTATTGAAACATGGGGTAAAGATTATTCTGATTCAAAAAATTATGAGTCCAAGAATAATTCAAGTCAGGATGCACACGAATGTATTCGACCAACACATCTTGAAATACCACAACCTGATATTGATGGAGACCAGTTAAAATTGTATTCATTGATTTGGAAACGTACAATTGCTAGTCAAATGGCCACTGCAAAGGTTAATGTTCAAACTATCTTATCCGATGCAATAAATTCTAAAAAATCAATTCTAGATTCAACATATTATACTTCAACTTTAGAAAATGTAGAATTTCCTGGTTATATGATTGTATATGATAATAGTGAAACAAATAACTCGGAAGAAGAAAATCCTAAGGGTAAGGTTGAAATTAAAGAAAATGATATTCTATCTATGAACCAATTAAAAATTAGTATGGAATACACTAAACCACCACTCCGATATAACGAAGCATCATTAGTACGATATATGGAGAAGAATGGTATTGGTCGTCCATCTACATATGCCTCTATTATTTCTATAGTTATTGAGAGAACTTATGTTGAGATTAAGAATGTAGATGGTATTAAGAAGGAATCAAAACAATTTGAATTGAATAATAGTTTTAAATTAAAAGAATCTGTAAAAGAATTATTTATTGGTAAGGAACAAAAGAAATTAGTACCATTGCCAGTAGGCAGTTTAGTGAATGATTTTATGATGAAGCATTTTGATACTATTATGGATATTGATTTTACTGCAAATCTTGAGACTTTATTAGATAAGATTGCAGAAGGGAAAGCAAATTGGATTACCGTATTAAGAAATTTCTATGATATGTTTCATCCTATTGTTGATAAACTTAATTCAGAAGCAAAGATAAAAAAACAAGCGATTGGTTCATCAACAGATAAACTCTTAGGAGAGAATAAGGATGGGAATGAGGTGTATGCAGGAGTTGGTAAATATGGAGCATATGTTAAAGTGATTGAGGATAAGAAACCACGTTATGCACCATTAAAAGATATTAGTCTGGATGATGTGACAATTAAAGATGCTGTTATATTATTAGAATATCCTCAAACCCTTGGTAAAATTGGGAATGCTATTGTTACTCTTAATAAAGGACCTTATGGTCTGTATATTAAATGTAATGGAAAGAATTATTCAATTAAAGAGGGTGAAGAAGTTACATTAGAAATGGCACGTGAGTTGATTGAATCGGGTGGAGACAAATATGCGATAAAAACTTTTAAGGTTAAAGACCGTATTATTAATGTAAAGAAAGGTGATACAAATTACTATTTACAAATAGTATCAGGTGCAAAGAAACAGAATATTCCTATTCCACCAAAAGTTAATGCTGAAAATATTACAATTGACGAAGTGTTAAAAATAATTGGAAATAAAAATGGAAGTAAAAAAATGTCTAAAAATATATTAGTTTAATTATTTTATCATCATAATATAATAATAAATGGCAAAAATTGATTCATTAGATGATCAAATTAATGAAGTTTTTAATGTATATGAAACTGGAGGCGGAGGAGATTGTTTATTTTATGCATTAGGATATGCAATGCATAATCAACTATATACAAAAACAGAAGCATTAGTTCTGAGACAAGCAATATGCAAAGAAACGGAGCTCAAAATTAATGGTATCCTTATACAACCCTTTGTAGTCGTAGTTGCAGACCATGGCGAAACTGATATGTGCATCTCAGGTACATGGGGTGGTGCTGCAGAAATAATGAAGTTTGCTAAATTTTATAATAGACCTATTATTGTATATATGGAGGGCAGAACTGAAGGTCTTGCTGATAATAGTGTGGTCCCAGAGCGTCCTATGTTGCAACAAATAGTGGCGGGTACATATTGTCCAAAAATGCAGCAATATTTTACAGACCCTTATTTTGCAAAAGTGCTTAATAGAATGTATACTTTCTATTTACCAGAAAAAAGTAATGAGTCAGAACCATTGCTAATATTAAATAAAGATCAGCGGCATTATGTGGTTTTAAAACCAAAACCAAAACCACAACCACAACCACAACCACAACCACTTCCTACAATTGAACAAATGGATATATTAATAAATAACTTAATAACAAATTGGGCAGATAAAAAAAAGATAGATGAAATAATAAAAGCAGCTGA